CCAAAAAATACGCTGGGTGGCCTGCGTGAACGTGAACTGGGGCGACATCCTGAAGGGTGCCGTACCCATCCTAGTGGCCTGCATCGCGTGGCTGCTGGGGCAAGTGAGCGCGTTTGAAACCCGCTTGACCAAGATCGAAGCGTCAATGCCCGTCCTGATAACACCGGACGGCGTACCCACAGACAGCTCGCTGTCGGCAAAGGCCAGAGCGGAACTGCGTGAACATCTTACCAGTGAGATTAACGAATTGAAGGTGCGCGTCGGCGTCATCGAAAGCAAAGGTAACTGATATGAGCCTGAAGAAAGCGGCGCTGAACGCAGCGAAGAAAGAAGCCGAGAAGGTCATCGCCAAGGAGGCGCTCAAAGGCGTCATCGGCACCGCGTTGCCGAACGGCAACAAGCCCGGTCTGTCCAAGACCAAGATGACGCTGGGCGCGCTCATTCTGGCCATTGCTGGCCTTGTGTTTGAGTACCTAACCTGACCGCAATTGTGCGCGTGTGTCTGCGAAAGCGACTGCCCGAAGGGGGTCGTCAACTAATATCTACCATGTTAGATACAGACTACGTGTTTCCGAGGTAACGACATGCCGAGCACTTATAGCAACCTTAAAATCCAGCTGATGTCCACGGGTGAGAACAACACCACTTGGGGCACCGTCACTAATACCAACCTCGGTACGGCTATTGAAGAAGCCATCACGGGCTCGGCGGACGTGACCTTCTCCAGTGCCAACATCACCCTGACCCTTGCAGATAGCAACGCTTCCCAGACTGCGCGCAACCTGCGGCTGCGCTGCACTGGTACGACGGGCGGAGCCCGCGACCTCATCGTCCCCGCCATCGAGAAGGCATATATCGTCCGCAACGACTGCGCGGATACGATCACGGTCAAGAACGCCACTGGCACTGGTGTGGCTGTACCGGCGGGTCAGAGCATCTGGGTTTTCAACGACGGCACCAACGTGGTGAACGTCATCACGTACTTGTCCTCGGTTGCACTGGGTACGGCGCTCCCCACCGCCTCTGGCGGCACTGGGTCTACAGCGACAACCTATTGTAATGTCCAAACGAACGTAACGGGCACACTACCTACTGCCAATGGCGGCACTGGGTCTACAGCGACAACCTATTGTAACGTCCAGACGAACGTAACGGGCACACTGCCTATCGCTAACGGCGGCACTGGGTCTGCATCGACAACCTATTGTAATGTCCAAACGAACGTAACGGGCACCCTACCTATTGCGAATGGCGGAACGAACGCCACGACTGCTGCGGATGCGCGCACCGCACTTGGTGCAACCACACTTGGCGCAAACGTCTTTACCCTCGCTAACCCCAGCGCAATCACGTTCCCCCGTTTCAACACGGACAACACGGTCTCTGCGCTGAACGCGGCTGATTTCCGAACTGCTATCGGCGTTGGGGCCGGGACAGGAACCGTCACTTCGGTCAGCGGCACCGGCTCGGCCAACGGTCTGTCTCTTTCTGGCACGGTTACCAGCACTGGCAACATCACTCTGAGTGGCAGCGTCACCTCGGTGGCTACAACGGCGACCATCGACGGCGTTATTATTGGCTACCGGAACATCCCCCGTTCCACGACAATCACGACGATTGCGGCTACGGACGTTGGGAAGTGCATCGCTGTCACTGCGGGTATCGCTCTCCCTGCTAACACTACTACTTTTGCGGCAGGGGACTCAGTCTCAATCTACAACAATAGCGGTACGGCCATCACGATCACGCAGGGTTCTAGCATCACTCTTTATCTGGCCGGTACGGCTACGACAGGGAATCGCACATTGGCCCAGCGCGGTATCGCTACAATTTGGTTCAATAGTAATACTGATGCAGTCATTTCCGGTGGGGGGGTCAGCTAATGAGTGGTATCCAAATGGCGTTGCTTGGGAGCGCTGCTGGCGTGACGTTCCCGCTGCCCGCTATAACCAACGTCTTGGTAAATGACACGGCTCCCGTTAGCGCGGGATACAGTCTGAGAAGCGACGGCAAAGTGTCAAAATATGAAAACGGTTCCGAGTCTATTATCGGAGACTGGATTATTCCCAGTACAACGGCTTCTAGTTACGAGGTCGTAGCAACTCTTAACTCTGGTACCCTCAATTCTGGGACGGTAGGAAGCCCCCTTAACCTAGGGAGTACGCGTATATGGAGCGTGGCAGCGAACACCTCTGGGACAAGTCAGGGTTGTCAGTTGGGGATTACTATACGCGTCTCAGGAGGCGGCGCGACGGTTGCAACCGCAACGGTTAACTTGGACGCGAATTACCTCTGATGCCCTTCGTCAAACTCCAGTTTAAGCCGGGTGTGAACCGCGACCAGACCGACTACTCCAACGAGGGCGGCTGGTACGAGTGCGACAAAATTCGGTTTCGCTCCGGGTACCCGGAGAAAATTGGCGGCTGGGCTAAAACTACCCCAACGGCGTTCCTCGGGGTCTGCCGTCAGATGTGGAACTGGGTCACCACGTTTTCCGATGACCTGCTGGCTCTGGGCACCAACGAGAAGCTCTACCTTGAGATAGCGGGAAACTATTACAACATCACCCCATTGCGGTCGACCATGGTGTCTCCCGCTACTGATAACAGCATCAACACGACAAACGGCTCTCGGACTATCGTGGTGAACCTTGGTTCGGCACACGGGGCTACTACAGGTTCGTACGTACAGATAAGCGGGGTTAGCGGCGCAGTCGGCGGCGTCCCGGCGGCGGAGCTGAACGCTAACTACAAGATCACCGTTATCGACGCGGACTCTTTCTCGTTCGTCGTGGCTACCGCTGCAACGTCCACGGTATCAAACGCGGGTGGTACAGCCATCACCATCCAGTTCGAGATTGAGACGGGTAATGCAGTCCAGACGGCGGGTTATGGCTGGGGTGTGGGTACTTGGGGTCGGGATACGTGGGGTCTAGGTACTACTAGCGCACCTGTCTTCTTACCGCAGCGCGACTGGTGGTTCGATAACTTCGACAACGACCTTGTGGCCAACATCCGCAACGGTCCGGGTTACTGGTGGGTGCGCGGCACTCTAGACGACCCGACTTCGGCACTGGGCACACGGGCAATCACTCTGCAAGCGTACGCAACGGCTAACAGCGACGACCCTAATGCTGTTCCGGCGCAAATCATGCAGTTGTTGGTGTCGCAGCAGGATAGACATCTTATCGCCTTTGGTGCGGTGCCGTTCGGTTCGACCAACGTAGCGGACTTCGACCCCATGCTTATCCGCTGGGCCGATCAAGATACCCCTAGCGACTGGACTCCAACGACGACCAACACCGCTGGCGACCTCCGGGTTTCGCGCGGGTCTCGTATTGTGCGCGCACTGCCGACCCGGCAGGAAACCTTGGTCTTTACCGACACCCACCTCTACACCTTGCAGTTCCTCGGTACGACGGACGTCTTCGGGCTTCAGGAGTACGCGGACAACATCTCCATCATGTCTCCGCGCGCAGTGACCGTCGCGGCCAACGTCGTCTACTGGATGGGGCAAGACAAGTTCTACATCTACACGGGTCGTGTCGAGACGCTGCCCTGCACCCTGCGTAACCATGTGTTCAAGGACTTCAACTTCAACCAGTCCGATCAGGTTATCTGCGGTACCAACGAGCAATGGAACGAAGTCTGGTGGTTCTACCCGACCGCCAGTAGCGACTTCAACAACGCCTATGTCGTTTTCAACTACCTCGAACGCGCTTGGTATTATGGCTACCTGCCGCGTACGGCTTGGCTGGACACTGCCCTTCGCGTCGTCCCACAGGCGACAAACACCGACCTGACCACTGGGCTGGGCTATCTCTATGCCCATGAAACCGGAGTTGACGCTGACGGCGTGGCTATGGATAGCTTCATCCGCTCGTCGGACTTCGACCTTGGTGAGGGCGACGAGTTCATGCTCACCCGGCGCATTATCCCCGACGTAAACTTTGAAGGCTCAACGGCTGCGTCCCCCGAGGCTACACTTAGCGTCTTCCCCCGTAACTTCCCCGGTGGGCCTATCTATACCGATGCGGCGGACGCTCAGCGGGTCATTGCCTCGACGCTGACCCAGTATACCCCGCAGGTGTTTATCCGCGCACGGGCGCGGCAGATGGCGCTTCAAATCTCGTCGAATACGCTGGGTGTGCAGTGGCAGCTGGGGGCACCGAGGCTTGATCTGCGACCGGACGGCAGGCGGTAACTAATGGCTCTAACCAAGTTCCGCGCCGCACCGCTACCCAACCCCTCGGCTACATGGGACCCGCAGTATATGCGGCAGGTCATCCGTGTGCTGGAGAACTACTTCTCCCAGCTGGACTCAAAGACACCCAACTACGCCGAGAGCTACACGGCGGACAACTTCTACGGTGGGTTTCTCCATGGTGACGGCACCAGCATCACTGTCCCATACAACCAATTCCAGAGTAATGTTAACCAGACTGCCGCCGCGATTGATGTCGCCTACGCTGTTACCTACACCCAGCCAGATTTTACCGGTGGCATCACGCTCAGCAGCGGGTCACGACTCACGGTGCCCTTTGCGGGCATTTACACAGTTAATTTTAGTATCCAGTTCAAGAACACGACCAACGATGTGCAAGACATCGACATCTGGATACGCAAAAATGGGACTGACATCCCCGACACCAACAGCCGGTTTTCTATTCCGGCGCGCAAGGGTAGCGGTAACCCATCACACTTAATTGCTGCGACACCCGTCATGGTTAGCTTAGTTGCGAATGACTACATCCAAGTCATGTGGCACGTCACAAATACAGGCGTGTCTATAGAACACTTCCCAGCGGTAACTGCTGTTCCGGGTACAACCCCTGCGCTCCCTGCTACACCTTCAGTTATCGTACAGGTTGAGTTTACGTCAAAGGCTACGTGATGTGTAAGGTGTTTGGATTTTGTGCGTTTCGAGCTATAAGCGTAGGTGCAAGGTAGGATGACCTCGATGAACTACTCTTCCGCAGCTGGGGAGCTTAGCAGCAAGGGCCGTAACGGCGACTCTATGCTGGTGCATATGACTCCCGACGAAGTCGGCGGTCTCCAGAATCTTGCCATGGCCATGGGCGGTTCGCTCACACTGAACCCGGATACTGGTCTGCCGGAAGCCAACTTCCTGAAGAAGATTCTCCCGACCATTCTTGGTGCGGGTCTCATGCTCATCCCCGGCGTTAACGCTCTTGCAGCTGCGGGTATTGTCGGCGCAGGTCAGACCGCGCTCACTGGTGATATCTCCAAGGGGCTCATGGCTGGCCTCGGTGCGTTTGGTGGCGCTTCGATGGCGGGCGCTGCTGGAGCCGGTAGTGTTTTTGGTAGCAAAGCCGCTAGCACTGCCGCTGGCGCGACTACACCGGGTATAACCGGAGCTTCTTTGCCCGGTACGACTGTTGGTGGTGCAGGTGTTTCGGGTGCTGGTATCATGCCCGACTTTGCGCTGGAGCCGCTTAAGGTTGCATCTACTGGTTTGGGAGCTGCTAACCCGGCTACGATTTCTGGCGCGCTTGGCTCCACAACTTTGGCGGTTCCCGGTACAGCCATGCCGGCGTTTGCGGCTCCCGCCGCAGCAGGTAAAACAGGTCTTGCTGGTTTCGGTCAGAAGTTTGGCCAGTCGGCTTCCGCTGGTCTGGGCGGCAAAGCTGCTAAATACGCCCCCTACGTTGCCGGTTATGGCTTGCTCAATGCAGCCAACGAAGCGTCCATGCCTACGGTTAAAATGCCGGAAGACGAGGACAAGTTCGACTACAGAGGGCCGTACCTACCCCAACCGCGCACGGCGCGGTTCCAGACCCCGGAGCAGATGCGCCAGTCTGGCGGCGCTGAGTTTAGCTACTTCGATAACGCCAACCCGTATCCGGGCTACATGCCGGCACCCGGCATGGCTGAAGGTGGTCTAGCTGCGCTCCCCGTTGCTGGTGACATGCAGGGCAGCATGGACTTCTTTAACCGCAGTCCCGGTGCAATTACGGCGTCAATGTACCCAACTCAGACTCCCGCACCGGCCCAAGCCGCGCAGGCTCCTGTTACTCCCGGTCAAGGTGAGCAGCAGTTCAAGTTTGCTGCGCCGACCGGACCGGTGCCGTCCATCCCCGGCGGACAGGATTACTTCTTCGGTGGTATGCCCTCCGATATGGCAGAGCGCCTCCGGCGCGCATTTGGCTCTAGCCGTGACAGCCAGAACAACATGTACGCCAAGGGTGGCGCAGTGGATATGGAGGATGGCTCCTTTGTCGTTGATGCGCGCACGGTTTCGGAAATGGGTAACGGCAGCAGCAATGCTGGTATCGAGCGTCTTGCTGCTATGGGCGGTCGCCCTGTTCGCGGCGGTGGCGATGGTGTTAGCGATTCTGTCCCCGCTCGCATTGGCGGTCGCCAAGAAGCCCGTGTGGCGCGGGATGAGGTGATTTTCTCCCCGGAAGCTGTTGCCCGTATCGGCAAAGGTGACCACAAGCGCGGCACCCAGAAGCTCTACGCTCTTATGGATAAGGCCCACAAGGCTCGCA